CCGCGCGTGGCGGCACACCTACGAGGGACCATCATCTCTCGTAAAGAGCCATCCTGCGGAGCAGTCTTCCGTTCCCCCTGTAAAGGGCAAACGGAAACCTGCGTCGCGGAGGCGAGTGTCTCCAGACCAACAAGTTTGGACAGCTTGTTGGTCTGCCTTCGTCCATTCTGGTTGGGATACGACTGTTGTGGCTTGGCACTTCCATCGTTGGTTCATGCGCACTCTTCCCTCTAAGGGATGGGAGTGGATGGCCATTCGCATGAAAGCGCTTTGCCACTCCGTCCGTGCAGCGTCCCTCAGGTCCATGTACACATTGCCGGCCTTCATTCCTCAGAATGTGGGTTCGGCGTTGTGTCAGATGGCCTGGCGCAGCGGTCGGGACGGATTCGCATTCTCTCGGCTCAGTCGCGCGCTTCCTCTGCCCCGTCCGGGGTCGGAGAAGTCCGCGATTTTGAGCTGTAAGAAAATGGCAGAAACAGCGTATCCCACATCGGACTGGCTTCGCGACACGTTGTACCACTTTGTTCGAGCCGAAACTCGTCGCCGTGGTATTTGCGTGCCGAAAAGCCTCCCCTCCTCGACATCTGCCTGCTACGAGAACCCTGGTTCTCGTGGCGGAGTAGATGGCTACCTCAGGCAATTGGGTAACGAGGTTCTCGATCGCGTTCTCGAACGCAAGGGACTTACTCGTGACCCTGAAGAAAACCTTCGCGGCCTCACAATCTTCGCGCAGGACTCCCTTGGGAGATTCTGCGTTGAGAAAGTCAGGGGCGATGGTCTCTTCGCAATTGCCGATGACCAGACTGTCCGGTCGCTCGGGTTGCTCGAGGCGCGGCGTCTCAGGTCCTTGGACCTGCAGAACCGCTCTCGCGTAACCGTTGTGCGTTCCCCGGGCATGAAACACAGGGTCTTGGGCGTGCCCAAGTGCCTTGTGTTCGTCGAGGGAACGTGGGCTCGTAAGTCTGCCCGTCTCCTTCCAAAGGAGCACTGGCAGTTTTACGATGACCCACGGTGTCCCCCGAGTCTGGCATCCCCCGTCGAGGGCGACCTTTTCTGTAGTCTTGACTTGTCTAAAGCTACAGATGGTCTCTCTCTCGACGTGGTTGAGGTAGTTCTCCGCGCCCTTCGGGACTCGGGTCTCATCCGGAAGACCGACTTCCACTCCCTCCTGTGGGGAGCTGGAGTGTCGTCTCCCGTCGTATGGGAATCCGAGGTGGGCGATTGGAGAGCGAGGAGGGGATCTCCGATGGGCACTCCTCTCTCGTTCGTTGTGTTGTCGTGGTGTAACGCTTGGGCAACGCAAGCCTACACCGCGGCGGCAGTGCACGGTGACGACGCCGTTGGACGTTCTCGAAAGAGCGCTTCTTATGAATCGCACGAGTACGCAACGGCCATCGGCGCCACCGGCGCAACTGTCAATGATACGAAGACGTTCTTCTCTTCGAAGGCATACACCTTCTGTGAGACAGCAGCGTTTCTTCGTGTCAACACATCGAACGAGCGAACCATGAATGCGTTCAGACCTCCTCCATGTCCTCCTCCGGGAGTGCTTGCGCCTCTCGCTGCACAGCGAGGCACGCCTGCAACTTACCTGAAGAGGCAGGAGAGGGTCTGTCGTACACTCTTCCCGTGGATAGTCCGCGATCCGCGCCTTCACCTCCCGGTGGAGGTTGGCGGATTGGGATTCACAGGAAGAGGCCTTAATGCTTCGCGCGCTGTGCGCCGTAGACTCGCGGGAGCTTGCTCTAAAGTAAGCTCCTTGAGTCTCGGCCTCAGCTGCGTCGCGAAGGGATGGTTCAGAGAGGAGGGCCTCTTCCCGAAGTCTTTGGTACAAGCTCCATCTATGCCCCGCCTTTTCTATAAGGCGGTTAAGGCAGTTGAAGCGGACACGATGTATCATGTCCGTGCCCCTAGCGATAGGGGCGAGCTTATACCACTTCGTTTGCTCGTGGCAGAGAAAGCCAAGGCGGTCCAAGACCTTTACCTTGGCTTCTTCTCTGGAGGAGTCAAACTGAAGAAGACATCGGGAAGACCAGAAAGAACGAAGAGATCCTTTCTCTTCAAGACGAAGGAAGCTCCTCGTTGCCGGCCTCTTACGAGGTCCGGCGGGGTGGAGTCTCTCCTTCGTCTTGCCAGCAAGTTGCAAAACGCGCTGGTGAGAGTGGATCCAGACATAGCCTCTGAGATTCGGGATCGAATCCCAGAATCCGAGTGGTCTTACGACGGCTCGGAAGTGGTGCT